TTAACCTCCGCTGCCTCGATGAACTTCTCAGAGCCATCGGGCTGCTTGATCGTGGTGCCATCCGTATTCTGAAGTGCCCACCGGCGAACCGCTTGGGCATTCTGGATGCGCTGTTGAAGGGCCTCGTCACTGTCCACGTCGGCCAACGGGTTGTCGGCCGAGGGTGAGAGAACGGGGCGGGAGGTCTGGTTGAGCTGGGCTTCTAGGTCCGCCTTGGCGGTGCGTAGTTGCTCCAGTTCGGCGCTGGCAGCTTGGGCCTTTTCTTCGGCTTCGCGCTGCTTGGCGACGAGCTTATCAATCCTGCGTTGAACCTTGTCCTTCGTAACCTCCTCGCCAACAGGTTCTTCTGCGGCGGCGTCCTCGCTATCCTCGGGTTCTTCGGCAGAATCGGCTTCAGTCGCCGGCTCCTCCTCGGTGTCTACTTCTTCAGCGGAATCCTCAGATTTCTCCTCTGGCTCCTCTGTTGTGTCCGCGTTGTCAGAGATCGTATTGTCAGCGGACTCGTCTTTGGCTTCCTCGGGCTGACGCTTAACGCCCAGCTCGGCTAGTGCCATCGAAACTACATCGTCCGCTCCCGCCGCTGTCGCGGCCACATTGTCTGTCGCCATAGGATAAAACCCCTAAGAGGTGCGCCAAACGTCTGGGGGGACCCGGGACGTTAGAACCGGAGTGAAGCGCGATACGCCTCTCTATCCTCACACATAGCACACAATGTGTGCGGTGTCAATACGGGAAAGTCTCGCTATGCGATACTTCGCTTATGTCTCGGGGCGACACTTGGATAGAATCGCATACACTCACAAGTGATTGCACTTTCTGTCACGTTTTGTGGGGTCATTTGGTGACAAAGCGTAGGACGTTGTGCGCAAAGTTATGCGGTTTGCGGCAACCTGTAAGAAATACTTGTGAGTTGCCGAGCGGGCGGCTGGGCCAGCCGCCCCTACCGGACCTTCGCCGCTTCGGCCCTAGTCGCTTCTAGGTAATCCCACAATTCCACCAGCGCGTTGAGCTGGCCGTTGGCGTGGGCGAGGAGGCCGGGGTCTTTGGCGGTGGCCATATTGCTGGCCAAGGCCACGCCGTCCGCGATGCGGTCTTGCAGGGCGACCATGACGGCCCGCCAGCAGGGCGGGGCTTGGTCGCGGGTGAAAGCGAGGGCGCCTTTGAAGTCGAACTCTTCGTCTTCAGAAACGGGGTAGCGGTCGAGGGGGATGGTTTTGGTGAACAGTTTGCGGATTGTCGTGAATAGCATAATTTTTAAGGTGTTTGTGTTCGGGGTTCTTGAATGGCGAATGGTTATATCCAGAAGGGATACATGGCCCTGTTCGCCACGATGACGTGCGGGCCGCACTCTCGGCAGATGGGGCCGAGCTGTTCGTCAACACCATGGATGTCGTCGATACGAAGCTGCTTGCTACACACGCCACAACGCGGCGGCTCTTTGCTGCGGCCTCGCCATGGGCGGGCGCGCGGGGGTGGGGGAACTATGCCGCTCGGCGCCATTAGTAACTTCCCCCCCCACGCGGGCGCAGGATGTCGCCCTCGACGTTGTTGCAGCCGGAAAGCACAAGCATGCGGACGAGGTCGGGGAAATCCTTGCTGCTGCCCTTGTTGCCGTCAGCGCCTGTCCATTCCTTCATGCACCAGATTAGGTTCTGGCAGTTCTCGCTGATGTAGAGCTTGGGCTGGTTCAGTGCGTCGAGCGGCTTCTGTGTGTTGTAGTGCAGCCAGTCGTTGATAAGCCCAACACCTTCATCAATCGTGTCGCCGGGGGCGGCTGAGAAGTCCATGCCGAGGTCGCTCATTTCTTCGATGAGGGTGGTGGGGCGCTCCTTGGCCAAGGTCTGCGCGTTTCCGTAGCGCGAATCCATCCACCTTTCAAAGACGCGCTCGCCGTTCTCGACGTTGCGGATTTCTTCGATGTATCGCTCTAGGCCAAAGCCGAAATCTTTCTGCGCGGGGCCTTGGCGTCCGTCCGCCTTTTTGCCATCCGGCTCGGCCCACATGCCGGGGTAGCCGACGCCTTCGACATACTCGTTGGGGCAGGGCCACTCCCGATAGATGAAGCAGCGGTTGGCACTATCAAACAGCGCCCAGATCATGGCCCAGTTGCGCGCGGAGCAGGGGTCGATGAATTGGTAGCGGGTGCCTTCTTTGGGAATCCACTCATGCTTGATGACGTGAACCTTGTCGTTGAATAGCGGGAAGCGGTTGTTGATGGATCGGGTCGGGACGCCATACGCACGGCAGAGAATCTTCTCGCGCGTCTCGTTGCGCAGCTCCTGCTGCATGCGCTCCCATCCGGCCCACGGATTGTTCTTGGTCTGAAAGTAAATGATCGGCCGGCCCTTGCGCCCTGTCTGGACGATGGGCACCTTCTCGTAGCCGACGATAACCTTCTCGCCTTTGTTGTCCTCAAACTTGGGCAGCAACTCCGCATCGCACTCCTCCACGTTGCGGGCGCCGGTGAGGTAGTCTTTTACCGTGGGTGAGTAGCCTTCGATGGGGGTGAACGTAACGATGAGCACGCCGTTTCGGTCGAGCAGGCGGAAGCGCAGGGTCTCCAAGAAATCCAGCGGCACCAGCTCGTCGCACCATGCTATGTCAATCTCGCCGCCTTCGATGGTGCTGATGTCCTGTGCGTAGTTGCGGAAGATGCACTGGCTGCCATTCGGGGCGACGAACTTGTTTTCGGTAAAGCCCCCCTTGACCGAGTAGGTGATGTTCGTGACCGTGCCCTTGCGCGCCTGCCGCCAGTCGGCCGGCAGATATTTGAAGACGCGGGGTTGTTGCATCTCAATCGAGTTGGGCGCCGTCGTCTGGAAGCACCACGCCACGGACTGCTTCTTGTGGTAGAGGCGGTGGATCACCTCGCGTGCGGCCCACTCCGTTTTGCCGGATCTGTTGCCGCCCATGACGAGCAATTCGCGGCTGTCCTCCAGTAGCTGACTGGCCTTGTTCCAGATCGGTGGGCGGTAGCCGTAGCGGTAGGGATCTACCTTTTCCTTGAGGATTAGTTCTTCCCGCTTGAGCAGCAGATCCCAACCCTTCTCTGGCCCGATAGCCAAGAGCACGTCCTTGGGCGGGAGCTTCATCACCGGATGAGCTGTCGGCGTGAAGCGGGAGCGGGGAGTGGATTTCTTGTCGCTCATCTAAATAGTGGTGGCAGCACCCCCCAGTGCCGCCACCGCGCATTGGGTTTCCGGACGATTGGCGCAACCCTGACCGGAGAACAAGTAACCCCGGCCCTTTGTTGTTGATCGTCTTTTCATCCTTTGCGCAAAGTCATTGGCGCTTCAGCAATTCGCTGGCGGGCCGCAGCTTGTCGTGCGGCACGAAATAGCAGGCGGGCGGTGACGCGCATTTCCACTCATCGCGTTTGGCGTCCTCGGCATTGATCCACCCATGGACAACGTAGTCGGGCGATTTGCCGCTGACCGAAATCACGATGCCTGAGTCATCGGGGCGGACCTTGAGGTTCGGGCGCTGCGACCAGCGCACTTCATAGTTCGTCCCAGTAATGTCGGGCGTGTGAAACGTGTTCACGCCAAAGCCCCAATAAAGCCCGAGCAACTTGGCCACGGCGCATTCGGCGTGTGCAGCCTCAATGTGAAAGCCCCACAATTCTCCCGGCGTCTTCTCGGGGAAGCGCGGCGCACGCTTGCGGAACGATGCCTCGGCATTGCGGCGAGAGCCTATGTAGGCCGAGACAAGGACTTCGTTTTGGTTGAGGGAGACGTTCATGTGTGCGGTTGTGTGCTAGTTAGGCGTCAGAAGCGTCGGGATCTTTAATCAAGAAGCATGGCGTGCTGTCGCCGACCCACGCGCCCATCTGGTTGAACTCAAAATACTCCTCGGCTTCTTCCCACGTCATACCGTCGCGCATGAGTGCGGCTATAACCTTTTCGCGGTCATAGCAGACTATCGGCGCCATGGTGCATCGCTCGACGATACCAACAATGCAATCATCGAACCCGTCCATGACGGTGAGGTCGTAGTCCCACTCGTCTGCTAATTGGTCAATCCACTCTCTCATGCACCCTCCTCAATATCCAAAGTCGGATTCGGCGCACTGACGATCTGGTCGATGCGCACGGTGAGCCATTCGCCGTTGTCCTCGCGGATGACGGTAACGTAATCGTTCTCGCCGCCGCCGTTCTTGCAGTAGATGAGCGTGCGGCAGGGGGCGTCCTTGCCTTTGACGTAGACACGCTCGCGGTCGGGGAAGAAGGCGATCATATCAAAAGAGAGACAGGGCCACCGGCATTTCAATGCCCCGATGCATGTTGGAGCCGGTGATGGTTAGCGTTCCCTGCCAGTGGCCTCCTACACCGGCAACTAAAGCCGGTTCAGAGGCATTGTTTTGCCGGGAACGGTGAGCGCTCACCTTTTCAGCGCACGGGTTGCCATGGTGACGAGGGTAGTGGGGTGCCGTGTTATAGGCCGACACAGGCCGATAAGCCGTATCCCTCTCCCGACCACAGGACACACCATACGGTGCTCCTCGGTTGCTGCGCTGCCCGACAAAGCAATGGGCAGCAGGCTTCGCTTTTGTTGCGCTTACGAAGCTGGCGGTTATGTGACTAGCGGGGCGAATGCCTCCTGCCGGCGCAATACCTTTGACTGCTGCTAAAAAGTTCATTTGCCCTTACGCTTCCTCATCTCCTCGCACAAGGCGTCGGCCTTGCGCTTGGCTGCTTTGGCGACCATGCTGGCGCGCAGTGATTTGAGGCGCATAATCTCTTGGTCTATCGCCTCAATCTCCGGTGTCATAATTCGATACTTTTCCATAATGTCAGGGCTGGCCATTCACGGTGATGTAAAGGAATCCAAAGTTGGCAAACGCATAGCCAGCAAAGGCCACGGCGAGACCCGCATTGCCCTCGCGGTAAAAGCCCACTGCGGTGAGCAGGTAGCAGATCGTGGTGATGAGGAGGGGCGTGAAGGTCACTTGGCCTTGAACCCTCCGCGCTTGGCTTTCATGTCAGCGTAGGCTTTGGGCGAGACGGTTGACTTGCTTTTCGGGCGGCTGGTGCCAGCGGCCTTGCGGGCGTTGATATTTGCGTAGAGTCCCTTTTTCATTAGCAACTCCATGCCTTGCGGCTCCAGTAGTTGGCCGAGAGCTTGTCGCCAGTGCCCTTGATGCCGCCGCTGCGGGCGCAGTAGCTGGCTTTGCGGGCGGGCTGATCCTTCTTGATCGACATGTTGGGGTCGCCGAAGCGGACTAACTTGGTCTGGTCTCCTGACTTGGCCAGCACGGCAAACTTCTTGGGGCCGTCCGGGGTGCGCTTGGGTTTGTTGTACCCGGAGAATGTTTCTCCTCGGTATTTGATGCTCATGGTTTTTTGTTCAGTTTTGCGCGGATGCGCGGGTCATAGTGTCCAACAAGATAGGCGCCGGTCTCCTCGTCGCCTGACTCGATGTGTCGGGTGAATCCGTGGATGGCATGCCAGAGTTCGTGCGGCAGCGAGGACTGATCCTCGGGATAAGACTCAATCCAAATCAAAGCCCAGCCGCCGTGACTCATGCACCAGCCAGCCGCCGTGTCATCGGGAGCGTTCGCCGGGTCATCGGCGTCCATATCCATCACCTTGGCGCAGCGGCGCAGCGCGACTTTCTGCGGGTAGTTCGCATAGACTTCTATGCTGGTCCCGTAGAGAGGTTCGCTGACGATAGCGCGGCGGGGCTTTTTCATGTCTTTAGATGTTTGTCCAGAAGTGCCCGCCGATGCGGTCGGCGGCTTCCTTGTCGCGGCAGGACTCTTGGATGTCCTCGTAGCTGCTTGCCTCACGTTCTTCGCGGGCAGTCTCCTTGGCTTCGGCGTCTGGATTTGTCATGCCGCCTCCTTGAGTGTGCTGAACGCCGGCTGCCTCGGGTCGTAGCCCTTGACGTGGCGCCACAAGATGCAGGCGGCTTTGAAGGCTTCCCAATGCGGGACAAGGCTGTCGTGCTTGTATGGTTCGACGCGGCCGACTTCCGTGGTGCTGATGTAGACGTTGTAACCGTGGATGGTGTGCAGCTCGTCTTCGCCCCACTTGGCCACGGCATAGGCGGCGAGCTGCATGCCTTGCGTGTCGTATGGACCGACCTTCTGCTTGGGCTTGGTCTTGCGCGTCTTGTAGTCGATGACCATGCGGGTGCCGTTGGCGTCACGCGCAAGCACGTCGCAGCGGCCGGCGTAGCCGTATTCCAGATTGACGAGTGTTGTCTCGATCTCGTCGTAGGTGATCTTGTTGTTCTTCTTCCACTCCATGACGGGGGCGACATAGGCCCACATGTCTTCGGGCACCGCGCTCGGGCCTTCCATGAGCAGCTTCTCCAAGGCGTCATGCACTTTGCTGCCGAGATCGGCGGCGGCTGCTACCGGGGCCTTGCTGGCGCCAATGACTCGCTCGCAGAAATACTCAATAGTCTCGTCGCCCTTGGGTGGCGTGTTAAAGGCGGCGATGGCGACTTGCGTGGCCTTCCAGTTGAGGAGGGCGGGCTTGTCGAGGATGCCGGTGTAGCCGGTGACGGAAGGCAAGAGCATGAGCTTCTTGGCGTCGGCCAAGGTGGTGTCTTTGAGTCCGCTGCCGTCTTTCTTGGGAAGCTGGTGGCAGGGGGTGCCGTCTGGCCGATACCAGTGGCCGCCGTCTACGGATTTTGATTCAGATAGGATTGCCATAACTTTGGGTGGTTGCGGGGGCCGGCAACACTGCGGCCCCCGCTGTTGCCACTACGGACGCTTGCT